CATTTACTGTATTAGTCACAGCAGTAACAATGCCGGCAAATAAATCAATTGTTGTTGAAATAATTGTGCCTAGTACGCTAAATGCGCCTTTGAGCGTTGTGCCAAGAATAGGAGCCAAAGTATCTCTGGCAAATTCTGCAACCTTTTTCATAAAATCAATAAATGGCTTGAGTTCTTCGCTGTTGTCGCTTATTGAAGTTTGAATCTTTTTGAACGCCGATGTCAATCCGTTAATGGCTGGAAGCAGAACGGCCGAGAATGTTGGAATTAAGAAATCCGTTATAAATGCCCAAATTGATTTGAAAGCTGGAACCAATACGTTTGTGATGTAATCTCCAAGAAATGTAATTACTGGCTCAAGTTTTGGCCCAATTTCTTCTGCGAATGCCGCTATTGCTGGCACGACGTCTTTAACAAATGTATCAATCATCGGGGTAATGGCATCAAGTACGAATGATCCGACTGTCTCTTTTCCTTCATCAAATGCAACGTTGAGACGTAACATCTTGCCGGCAAATGTGTCAGCCTTTTCAGATGCTTGACCGCCGAAAGTACCAGCTAAAGATTTTGTTATGTCATCAAGTGACATGGACTTTAATTGGGTTTTATCTAATCCAACGCCTAATTTACCAAGTGCTCCAGTGTTGCCTTCATAGGCTTTTCCAAGTGCATTCGATACGGCTTCCAATGACTTGCCCGTACCGGCGGCAATGTCAAGAGCCAACGTCTGAAGTCTTTGTGCTTCACTGACGTCTTTTGTAGCACGAACTAATCTTTCCAAAGATGGACGAAGTTGATCGTCGGTGATTCCGTTGGCCAAAGATGTCTTGAGAATATATGACTCAGTTGCGGCGACTTGGGCATCGGTCGCCCCAGTGACATTTGCAAGCGTTGTTGCCAGTTTTGCCTGTGCAGCTTCATCGGCAATGGCTGACTTGACGCCATCAATGAGCAATTTGCCAGCGTAAGCTGCGGCGGCGATACCGGCTGCGGCGAATGCCAGTCCAGCCTTCTTGCTGAAATCTCCTAGTTTAGAGCTTGATCCCTCAACATCGTCATTGGCTTGATTAAGTGACTTTTTGAGTTGATCGACGTCTGCCAGAATGGAGAGCTTAAGCGTTCTACTTTGTCCGGCCATCACCACTCCTTCAATATCTGAGACAGTGAATCTTCCCATTTAGCGATGATGTTTGGCTGTTCGGCTCGCAGTGTTGGATAGATGAACCATCCGCGAGATCCACGGCCTTCTTTACCCGACCAAATTGGGAACTGCTTGAACTTATTAGATCCAAACTCATAACCGCCCCAGAGCTGTTGAGTCGTCGCACCGCCTGAGAATTTCTGAGCTGCAAAGCCAAATGACATCTCTCCAATTTTGGATGATTTAGAGACACGCGATCCAGCGGCAATAATGTCATCGGCTCGATTTCGAGTGCGTCCAGATGCCTCAATGATCTTGCCTTGGACATAAGTTGCCAAAGAATTACTGGCGACCTTGGCTTGGCCAGTAGCTTCTTCACCCATGGCTTTAAGTGCCGATGTGACGCCGCGCAAGTCTTTCTTATCCCAGCCGATGGTGTCATCTGCCATTGCGCTTCTCCAATATCTCCATTGCCGTTAAAATCTGCTCCGCCGTCGTCCACTCACTCATCGGGATATTTGTCGCCAGTGCAAGCTCAACAACTATTCGGCTAAGACTTCCGACGGCGTAGCTTTTGGGTCTGCGTTCCCGGCTCCTATATCTGCAACGCCTTCGCACCAAATCTCATAAGGCTTTACCGGCTTGCCGGCATTCTCACGCTTCATCGAGCTGTAGGCCAGAAATAAGAGATCAGATATTCCGATTTTCTCCTCTGCCTGTTGAATGGTAAATCCAGTCTTTTGCTCCCACTTTTGCCATTCCGGTGGAGCCGCCGTATAGGTTGCGACTTCTCCGGTCTGGTAAGTGACTTCAATATTGAGTTTCATGCTCCCGGTCTCCTTTGATTAGCTGATTGTTAGCACTGGCGTGGTTACGCAAGTGAATGCGAGCGATACTGTTTGAGCATCTGGAGCTGTACCGCCAGCAGATGGCAAGATTGGCTGAACATCAAATGCGAATGATGCACCAGTATCGGCCACAAATACAACTGGCAATCCAGTCTGTGGTGCGTTTGTTGCAGCCGTCCAAAGAGCTTCGCAAAGCGATGATGGTGCTCCCCAGTCGGCAAGCATTTCAACCGCAAAAGATCCCTGCGTATCAGTCGTATAATACGCTTTGCCATCAAGTGTCTGAAATGTTTGGATTGTCGAATCGACTGTCAAAGTCGCTGACATTGCTTGGGCATCAAAATTATCACTGTCAATCGCGAAAGTGATATCTCTGCCAGTGATGATTGTTGTTGCCATGAGTTTTTCTCCTTAGTCGGTGTAATACGTTGAGACTTGCAAATCGGATGTCAAGAATTTTCCTGTTCCGACTTCCAAAGGTGTGAATGTGCTGACATCTCCGACGACATAGCCGCCGGGCATGGTTGAAATAATGGAGACCATGAGATCTTCCAAATTTGTCATTGCTGCCGCGTTGCTGGAATAACCCACAACGCCGGTGATGAGATAATTCAGTTTGAGCTTTGTGACTGAGCCATTGATTAAGACGCTTTCCATGTAGGGCGATCCCGGAACTAAAACTATGCTTGGACTTGTCATTGCCTCTGGAATGCCGTTATAGACATTTGCTGCAATTGTCGAAAGAGTTGATTGCAATGGTGTTCGCACGTCGGCTTCAATTGTCATAGACACATATTTTCGACTTCGATGAACGGCCCAAGCAATCCGATAATTCTGTTGCTAAGACTGCGACCAAGGATAAATGGCGACGGCTGGAATTGGTCACTCATAATCTGATTGCCCGGTGCTGTAACGCTCTGGAACACTTCAACCGATACGACAAGAATGGCCGACTTAATGGGAGCAACGCCAGAGTAAAGATCACCGGCGGTTGCCCCATCAATACACGCAAGCCCGCTCGGAATGATTGGGATCGTGTATGTGCTGTCTGCTTCGCCCGTTGCAGACGTAAAGACAAATGGCGCAATGCGATCATCGGTGACTGTCACTGTTGCGTCATAGTCGCCACATCCGGAAATGACGACGCTTTGACCCGGCACGAAATAATTGACGCGCTGAGTCGTGTAATAGGCGATGGAATCTTCTACAAAGACTGATGTGACGGCTGATTGATATCCGGTGAGCAATGGCAAAATCGTCAGCTCTGCCGAATCAATCATCTGTTCAAGATAAGCATCAGAGTAAAGAGATACGGAAACGCCAAGAATATCGCGTAGCTGTTGAGCTGTGACTATCTGTGGCATTTCCGTTCCCTTCTACTGCTCGACCACATCCGGGAGCGGCTGTGGCCGATGATTAGTTACTAGGTGAAATTGAACGCGTTGGCTCCGGCACCAATCTTTGTGGCGCATGCACCATAAGAATTGAGTGAGATTTCAACAGTGCCATCGGATGGCTTATTGACATCAAGACGGAAGTTGCCGCTCTCATACCATGAGTATGCGCCCGGTTCGATCACTAGCATTGAATCATCGCCTGTTCCAGTAACTTCGCCAGAATTATCAACAAAGAAATTCAAGCCAAGTACGACTCCGCGCTGTGATTGTCCAGTGACAAGACCAGCTTGATTCTGTGGCTGGTAAGCATTAAACAATGGAATTCCGCTTGAGTTATAGCCCATGATGTTTGACCATTGGCTTGGTGATACCAAGAGATTTTGTGCAAATCGCTGAGTTGCTGCATAGACGGCTGCGTTGGCGCGGCTGACGTATGCAATCAATCCTGCTGCTGTGTTAGCTGTTGGTGTTCCATCAGATGTTGAATCTGCTACCAATTGAGCTGCAACGTATTTGTTTTGTGCAAATGCCATTGCTGATCCCATGATTCTAACAAGTTCGTTAAAGAAATCTGGTGAGCTGCGATCGATGATCTCAGTCGTGAGCGAATTGCGACCTGCAAAGCGCGTTACGGGAATTGAAATGAACGCCGAATTCACATCGGTATTTGATACCGCTCCATTTTCTGCAACGGCTGCGACTGTGGCAATTTGAGAAATCTTTGGGATTTCAAATTGAAGCCCAGCGTCCGGCAATACTCCGCGAGAAATTGCGTCGATTGCACCGCGTGTTCCGTTGCTTAATCCGTTGATGACTTCAGCAAGCTGACGTGTTGGATTAAATGCTGGGTTGCTTGTTCCCAAATTGTCATTTGTGGCTGCAATATAAATTGCAGATTCTGACATTGGATTGATCTTGGCCTTGATTGAATGCTCCATCCATGATCCAAGATTTACAATTGGGTTGCGTGGTGAAGTGAAATATGGTGCTGGCTTGTTAGCTTGAACGACGTGCTGTGAAGCCTCGACCACCTCTGCGGTTGGTGCTTCTGTTTGTTCGGTAGTGGGTTCCACTGCGTCTCCTTCGGTTGGTGTTGCATCTGGTATGACTTCGGTAGTCGCTGCGACATGACTGACGCGAGCTTCATCGAATGCTGGGTTGTGTGTAAGTGCCACGCCAATCAATGTGGCTTCATTGACGACCATTGTGCCGTCTTCATTAAATCCATGATCTGAGACATTTGCCTCGACTGAGAAGCCGTCGCGTAGTCCATCCATTGCCTCTTGAATCGCATCGGATCCGGCGTTAGTTTTAGAAATCTTAAATGTGGCGTTGATTGACTTGCCATCTGGTGCAAGATCCATTGCAATACTTTTTCCAATTGGTCGGGCTGCATCATGCTCCAAATTGAGCTTGACCGATGCTGGAATCAATGACCCGGATTTGAATAAGACTTTACCGGTTGATGCGTTCGCCGGTGTGTCGAATTGAACAATCTGGCCGGTAATAGTGCGAGCCTCTGAATCGGCTGCCGTGATGGTGAATGGTGTCAATACTTTCATCGGATCATCTCCTCTTGAATTCGGATTTCTTCTGCACTCAACGCGCCGACGCGATTGAGAATCTCATATATTTGCGCACG